GCCACATATCTATTTGCCAAATCACACGGGTGGACTATGGCCAAGGCGAAAGCCTCGATTCCTGCACATGATTCCGGCAAGGCAATTACGGGCCCGGTTGGCAAGATGGCGCCCGAGGAGGCTAGCAGTGTGATTGTAAGCGCTGTAACTAAGTGGACTGATGAGGTGCGCGAGATTGTCAAGCATCACATTACCACGGCCACCGTAGCGTCTGCCAACGCCATAGATGGATCCGTTATGTGGTCCCTGGTTATAGCAACCGGAGTGGAGCAGTTGGAGCCGACCTTACGGCCGACGCTACTGGCCGGGGCACAGAAGGCGGCAAATCGTATGGGTGTCAGTGTATCGCCCTGGCTGCCGGTGAATCCGCAGGTGCAGGAATGGTCGCGGACCTATGTGGGCCGCCAGATAACCCTGATTACAAACGAAACGCGAGAGGCAATCCGTCAGGCAGTTGCCAAGCGGCTAAGTGAGGGCATGAATCCGGGCAAGTTGTCGAGGGAATTGCGGGAACACGTAGTCGGCCTGAACGCGCCGCAGGCCAAGGCATCGATGAATCGTCGGGCACGACTAGTCGCATCCGGCATGTCTGATGCCAAAATTGAGGCGGATATGGCGAAATATACCGCTAGGCAACTGCGGCAACGGGCTGAAATGATCGCTCGCACGGAATCGGCGGCGGCTTATTGCGAGGGGGAATTGGAATCGTATCAAATGGAGGGCGTGCGCCAGGTGGAGCATTCGGCGGCCAACGACGCTTGCTCGCTATGTATGAGCCTGAACGGAAAACGATATAGTATTAGCGAATCGCGGGGGCGCCTGCCTGTGCATCCGCATTGCCGGTGCGACTGGTTGCCGGTGTTGGAATAATTATCATTCGAGGGGGGATCATCTCGAAGGTTGCATTCTGGGGCGGGTTCAGCCCCGCCCCGCAACCTTTACCCCGTAGTTACATAAGGGGATTTTAACCATGGAGAAATGGACAACAGAGCGCGTGCATAAAGTGTTGAAGACGCACGCCAATCCTTCTACGCTGGATGGCTTTTTCCGCAAATCGTTTGTCGACAAAAACGCAGCCTCGTTGCAGGTGGCGGATGGTGCGCGTGAATTTGTCGCTAACGTAAGTACCGGCGCACGCGATTTGGATAACGAGATCGTGAACCCCGCTGGCATTGATTATCACGATTACGAGAAAAGCATCAGGACGATCCTGTGGGCGCATAACTATACCGAGCCTGCTATCGGCCGGGCCTTGTGGATTAAGCGGTGGTCGGAAAACCGCGTTGCCAAGGGGTTGGTTTCCAAAGGCGTTGTTGCTGAAGGCGTTGTGAAGGCAGAGGAAGTATTCCGGTTAATGCAGCAAGGCATCTTAAATAGCGTATCTATTGGCTTTCTGCCTATCGTCGGTCATGAGCCTACTGATATTGAGATCAAGCAAAATCGCGGCCTGAAGGGTGTACGCTATATCCACGACAAAGTAGTAATGTTGGAATATAGCATCGTCAATATCCCATCCAACGTAGAGGCTACTATTGCGGCGGTCAGCAAGGGTACGCTGGAGATACCGACGTCATTGCAACAGGATATGGGGATTTACAGATCCGCTGTTGTCGCTCCGGTATTGAAGCGGACGGTCACATATGAGCAAACGCCGCTGGATGGCATTGAAGCTGGCTGGTCGTTGTCTGCCGAGCGCGATACTGCCACCATTGAAGACCTGAAGAAAATGGCGGCGTGGGTTGACGAAGACAAAGACCAGATGAAGAAATCATATAAGCTGCTGCACCATCGGGCCAGTTCCGGCTATCCGTTAGTATGGGAGG